TTTTAGTTCGAAATTAATTGACTTTTTAACCAAAAGGTTATATTATTAATGCATGAATATTGTCTTTGATGCATTACAAATTTACTTGCCTGCAAAACGTAAACAAACACCAAGTGGTTGGTTGGCTTTTAATGCTCCATGTTGTGAGCATAATGGCACAACTCCCGACACAAGACAAAGAGGTGGATTAATTGCAAATGCAGAAGAAGGTGTAAGTTATCATTGTTTCAACTGCGGATTCAAAACAAGTTGGCGTATAGGTAGAAACATTTCTTATAAAATGAAAAAGTTTATGCGATGGCTAAATGTTCCAGATGATGTGATTACAAAATTGGCACTTCAGGCATTGCAAACAAAAACTGATACAGTTGGATACAAATCAATTATAAGTTTACCTAAGTTTGAAACAAAAGAACTTCCGGCAAAGTCCAAGCCTATACATGAATGGGCAACATACAAAGAATTAGAACCAAGTGGTATGGATCCTAACTTGTTTAAGGTGCTAGAATATATCATGGAAAGAAAAATGACTCTTAATGACTATGAATTTTATTGGAGTCCAGAAGTCGGCTTCAAAGACAGATTAATTATTCCTTTCTATTATAGAGAAAAAATTGTAGGGTACACAGCAAGAAAAACAGTTGAAAGCAAAGTTAAGTATCTATCCGAACAACAACCAGGATATGTGTTTAATATTGATGAACAAAATGATGATAGAAAATATGTGGTTGCTGTTGAAGGACCAATTGATGCTATTGCTATTGATGGTGTTGCACTGCTCGGCAGTGAAGTGAAAGAACAACAAACAGCATTATTGAACAGTTTAGGCAAACACGTAATAGTTGTTCCTGACAGAGATGAGGCAGGTCAAAAATTAGTGCAGGACAGTATCGAAGCAGGCTGGAGTGTAAGTATGCCTGAGTGGAGCCAAGATATCAAAGATGTTAATGATGCCGTGCGTAAATATGGTAGACTGTACACTTTATACACAATAGTGAAGAATGCTGAAGAGTCACAACTAAAAATCAAACTGAGGATGAAAAAATGGTTCGCGTAAAAGAATTATTAAAAAAGGTTTACTACTTTGTAACCTCTCCTATTAGAAAACTTGTAAATTATATCAAATACAAGAAAAAAATAAGAGAACTACAAAAGAGAGACCCGTTTATATACAAATAGGAGAAATATGATAGTTTGGGGAGTAACAGGAAACAATCACGATGCCAGTCTTGCCGTGATGGAATGGAGAGTAGCAGGACTAACAGATCACTATCATTTAAAATTAAAATGGGCAGGAATGTCTAAAGACTTCAGCGGTATACCTGGAGATCCTACACTTTGTCCTAAACTTATGGCGGAAGTAAGAGCAAATCCTAAATGGGCCTTTCCTGCAAAAATATATTTTTATGAAAAACCTTTCAAAAAAACCATGCGTCAACTTATTGCAGGTCAAGGTTGGAAATGGAAAGAAAATAATATTAAAAAGTTTTTAAGTAAAGCAGGTATTCACCATGTGCCAATAGAATATGTTAATCATCATGAAAGTCATGCGGCATACGGATATTACACTTCACCATATAAAGATGCCGCAATAGTAGTTCTAGACAGCATAGGAGAGTTTGAAACTTTTACAATATGGCATGGACATGGCAATAAATTAGAAAAGAAATACACACAAAGTTATCCACACAGCATAGGTTTATTTTATTCAGCAATGACTCAAAGAGTTGGTCTTAAGGCAAATGCAGAAGAACATAAATTTGAACAACTTGCTAAAAAAGGTTATTGGAGAAAGTATTACAGAATGTTTATGGAAGAATTAGTTGAAACGAGAATGCCTTTCAAAACAAGAATTAATTTACACAGAGGTTGCAATTGGTGGAGACCTGAATTAAACACAGAACAAGATATGGCAGACATCGCCGCAACCACTCAACACATTTTTGAACAAGTATTGATGTGTGCAAGTTCATGGATACAGATGAATATCAAAACACAAAATATTGTTTTGGTAGGTGGCTGTGCATTGAATAAGACAGCAGTAGGCAAATTAGAATCAGTTTGGGATGACATATGGGTTCCAAAAAATCCTGGTGATCCTGGCAGTTGCATAGGTGCGGTACTTGCCAAATATCACAAGCACATTGACAATTCAGACGAAATGTGGTATAATAAGGAACATGGCAAAGCAGAATAAAGATTATGGATATGACATACAAAAGTTGTATCTAGAAATGATGTTACAGAACGCAGAAACTTTTGTGCGTTGCCAATCTATATTTGACTATTCACTGTTTGATAGAAAACTTCAAGACACAGCACAGTTCATAAACAAGTATGTAACTGAATACAATCAGTTGCCAACATATGACATTGTTAATAAATCTTGCAGTGTTGATCTTAAACAAACTGAACAACTTACAGAAGAACATTTTGATTGGTTACTAAATGACTTTGAAACTTTTGTTAGACATAAAAGTTTAGAAAGAGCAATATTAAAATCTGCTGATATGCTTGAAAAAGGCGAATATGGTCCAGTTGAAGACTTGGTCAAAAAGGCAGTGCAGATTGGATTACACAAAGATATAGGAACAGATTACTTTGCAGATCCTAAAGCAAGGTTGATGGGTTTGAAAAATCAAAATGGTCAAGTCAGCACAGGTTGGGCAACACTGGATAAAAGATTGTTTGGTGGATTCAACAAAGGTGAATTGAATATTTTTGCAGGTGGATCAGGTGCAGGTAAGTCTTTATTTCTTGCAAACTTAGGTTGCAACTGGGTATTAAATGGAATGAATGTTGCATACATCACTTTTGAATTGAGCGAACCACTTGTAAGTATGAGGGTAGATTCTATGTTGACAGATGTTCCAACAAAAGAAATATTCAAAGACTTAGATGGTGTAGAGATGAAAGTTAAATTACTTGGTAAAAAGTCAGGTAAGTTTCAGATCAAATATATGGCAAGTGGTAAAACTACAAATGATCTAAGAAGTTACATCAAAGAATATGAAATTAAAACAGGTACAAAACTAGATGTTGTGCTTGTTGATTATTTAGATTTGATGATGCCAATGAATAAGAAAGTAAGTCCAAGTGATCTTTTTGTTAAAGACAAATTTGTTTCAGAAGAATTAAGAAACTTGGCTATGGAATTGAACGTGATTTTTGTAACAGCATCACAGTTGAACAGAGGTGCAGTAGAAGAAATAGAGTTTGATCATTCACATATAGCAGGTGGTTTAAGTAAAATACAAACTGCTGATAACGTGTTTGGTATATTCACAAGTAGAGCAATGAGAGAACGTGGCAGATATCAAATACAATTAATGAAAACTAGAAGTTCAAGTGGTGTTGGTATGAAGATTGATTTAGAATTTGATGTTGATAGTTTACGTATTAGAGACTTAGGTGATGATGCAGAATATCAAGAGTTTGACAAACGTAAAAGCACAATCTACAATTCATTAAAACAAACTTCCACAATTAATGAAGATGCATCTGCTCCAAAAGAAATTACTCCACCGGATCCAAGAAAAGGTGATACAGTAGGCAGAGTAAACACTGACAACACAGATCAAACTAAATTAAGGGACTTCTTAAAGAACCTTGATGAAAATGAATAAATCTTACGCAAGAGTAGTTGTTCCAAAAGATTTAGATACAGGAACGTCAACAGAAACTTCCACATGGATAGCAAATAATATTTCGCGTGAATTTTATCTGCCTATGGTTGTAAGTGCAGATGCTGATATCTCAAAAGATGATTTGGTTGTACTTGGTGGAGTTGGTGGACATGAAGATCCGAGAATACATCAAAAATTAGAAGCAAAAGGAATTGATTATATTAATGTTGAAAAAGGATACTGTAATTGGTGGAAGCCAAAGTTTTGGAGAGTTTGTTTTAACGAAAATCAAGTCACTAAAATTAAATCAGGATTTGATAATGCACGATTCAATAAATTTAAAATGCCAATTAAAAAATGGCAAAAGGGTGAACAAGTTTATATTGTTGCTCCCAGTCAAAACGGATTAGACTTTTATGGAATTAAAAAGTCTGTTGACGAATGGATAGCAGAAGTTGAAACTGAAGTTAAGAAGTACACCAATAGACCTATAAAAATAAGAAAAAAAGGGAACAAGAAATCTAGAGGCTCACGAGGTTTTTGTGATTCTTTGGACAACATTTATTGCGTTATCAGTTTACACACCATGGCTGTAACAGAAGCATTACGAGAAGGAGTACCTATTATATCTTTAATTCCAGGTGTGTTAAAAGATTATAGTGTAGATAGTATTTCAAAAATAAATGATTTGTATTATCCTTCAGGTCTGGAAAGACAAAAAGTTTTTAATTGTTTAACTAGTATTCAATGGAGTTCAGAAGAATTAAGTAATGGCACATTCCTTGCACCTTTCATAGCATACTACGGCTTAAACATTTTACCAAAATCACAAATCCAATAATTTTCTAAACATAAATATTGTTTTAGGCAAAGAGGCAAACAATGAAAGATTTAGAAAACATACAAAGGCTCACTGAACGTTTTAAAAGGCAAATGCCCAACGGTGAAGTGTACCAACAAAGACTCGCAGAAGAATTTGAATTAATATTAAAACAAAGA